TGTTGGAAGTTTTCACCATCAGCCCAAATACCAACAACCCATGTATCAGCTGTTAAATTGTGATCTACTGCTGAACCACCAGATTTAGAACTTGTTACTGGATATACAACTAATGCTTCTGGTAGGTCACTGTTTGGAATGTTTGTTTGATCTTCCATATGATGAACACCAAATATTCTAACTTTGACTGTAGCACTACTTGAGCCTTTATCCTTAACGATACCAACCCACCATTTAGTATTATTGCCGTAGTAATCGCTTTCTATCGTCATAATTGAACTCTACCATCTGTTGCTAGTAGATTTGTCTGATCCATAAATCTATCAGAACCGTCTCTAAGAAGTCTAAGTGAAGTTGTTGCTGTACCATCTACTAAAATTGTATTCTTAACTTCTGATACTAAGTAAAAGCCAGACATTATAGGGTCCCAAGGAACTGTATTATCAGTAAATGATTCTAGTAATGGTATATGTATTTTCAAAACATCTCCAGGAATAATATTGATATCTGGTGGTACTGCTATAGATATATCTATTTGATTCATAGCAGTAGCATTGATATTTGATTTGCCCCATTTATCACGAATCTTAGGAATATCATCATTAACAAAATTGTTAATATTATATCTGACTCTAGCTAAACTCTCACTAGTAGATGCTACTGTTCTTTTTTTGCTATTAATGAAAGAAGTTGTGCTTAGCTTATAATTTCCTAGAATTGGCTTGTAGTTTTCAACAGTGTTATCTGTTTCTGGTGGCTTAGTCCATGTCTGCTTTGCCATATTTATTTCAATAAAACGATTTTGAAAATACCCACCAGCATTTTTAGATTGCGTATCATATCTCTGATTGTAAAATACATTAGCAATCAATTTCATTTCATAGTTTTGATTGTTTGCAAGAGCAGGAATATACTGAGCCAAACCTCTAATTGGAAGATAGTAGTAATCTCTTTTACTAGAATACGCAGCGTTTTTATTATCTCTTGCTTTGCCTTCTAATGTAACGAAGTGAAATCCTTCTAAGTTTTCATAAAACAAATATGAATTGTTATCCTTATTCTGAGCTTTAGAATGCTTAGCGCAAAAAGTAATTGCATTCAGAGGTCTTAGATTTGGTATTATAAGACCTTTTCGATCTGCTTGAGTTGGTTCTGTATGTATTCTTTGAACAGTACCACCCCCTAAACCACCAGAAGTTAACAATCTTCTACTCTGATTGCCTTTATACTTATCATATAAAGACATTAGAAAAATCTTTTTCAATTCGTCATAGATATACGTATTGAAAATATAATTTGCAAATTGCTCTAGTCTTAGAGTATCATTTGATGCTTTGTTTACTAGAGATATATGCTGAAATTCATTTGCCCATGATTCTACACTTACTAGATTGATGACGAGTGAAGAAGTTTTTCCCATGTCTGCAACAATTGAATTCGTGATATTTTCTACTACAAATATCATTCCATATCTTTGATCTCTCCATGGTGTAGGAGAATCAAATGCATTTGGATACTGCTGATTCAATTGAATGAAGAATATTTCTTCGCCCGTTAATGGATAATTATATTGAAAGTTGACAGAATCATTTACTACGATTGTAGCTCTCATAAGAGGCTCAAAAATAGATTGATAATATGTAAATTCAATTAACTGACCAGACAAGTCAACTGGGTCTAATGGAGTGCCAGCACCATTATACTTCGACATTATTATTCGTTCTATTTCAATGCGAAGAATATCACCAGCAGGAACCGTCATACAAAAATATTCCTAAGCTCAGTTACAATTTGAGGTAAATAATTTGCTTGAAGAAGTTGAATCTTTCTCTTATTCTCATTCTTTTCTTGTTCATAATCATATACTGATACAGAAGTCCAACCTGATCTATCTTCAGATGACAATTGATTGTAAGTTTCTGAAGACATAACCCAAGACTTTCTATTGATTTTTGCTTGCGAATCGCCACCAATTCCAGTATAGATATAATGCTGAATATCAGATTTTGTTAACTGAACATTCTTATTATATTTCTTTTCCATATAAGCATTGAATTGAACATCAGTCAATGGCCAATCATAATAAGGATCAATAGTATCATTTGAGAACATAACAACCCAATCATATTCAGCTGATCCATATTCACGATACGCAACTAACTGTGGTGTAGCATTCTGTCTAACAATATAAGGATAAAATGTTCCAAACTTTTCAAAAACATTTTGAATTATCTTAGCTTTTGCTAAAAGATATACAGATTGCTTATTATTATATTGTACTTTAGGTAAGTAATCGAAATATGCCATTTTTACCTACTATGAGCAGTTGTAAGTGCTCCATTAGCACCAACAAATAATGTTTCTAGTTCTTGTAATTCTAACTGAATTTCATAAGATGTTGGATATCCTGATCTAAAGAATGCTGCTTGTCCACTTCCATATGGATTTACTTGAAAGTTACTAATAAAAGAAGTTCTTATGTTTGGTATATCCTTTGTTCCAGAAAAAGTGACTCTAATAACATTTGGATATGTCAATGCAAATGATGCAAAAGCTGATTTAGGGTGCATTGCTCTTTTAATCAATTCGACAATAGCTGCAATTGTTCTAGATTCAGCCTCACTTTTAGGAGAAAATCTCCAATTCAAGTTGTATGTTTTTAATCTCATACCTTCAAACGTTGATACAGTATGTGGATTAGGAACAATACCTTTACTAACTCTAGCTGCTTTAGCCAATGGACCATCACCAGCTAATGGATTTAACGCAACAGATGTAGCTATTCCACTTTTTATTTGATTGTAAGAAGCATTATCTGAAATAGCATTTAATCCTTTTGCTATGCTTTCTCTTACTTTATCAGCACCGGAAGCACCAATAGCACCTCCTACTACCGCACCAGCTGCAGCAGCACCAACACGACCTCTTCCAAAAATAGCACCAAGTAATCCCCCTACAATAGCTCCCTTTGCTGTGCTTTCTGGATTATTTTGAATTGTATTCAATGCATTAGTAGCAGCATTTTCGACTGCTCCGATATTTTGACCTAAAGCACCAAATATTCCCAAATTCGGTGATCCAATAGAAGCACCGTAAGAATCCAAAAAGTTCAATGGCATTGGTAATGATATAGTTCCAGTTGTTGCAAAAGTCGCATTTGTAGCAGACCTATTTCTTGTATATTGACCAATAAGAATATTGCAATATATCTGCTGTGATTTCAAATCAGATGGATATGTATAACTAGATGCAGCAGTTACAGCTGAACTTGTAGATGGTTGTGAACTACCTTGTGCTCCAGTAGCAGCAGCACTATTTGGGTCTAATGTGACATTTATAGCACCTGGTATTGAATCTTGATACATTATTCTTCCTAATAAATATATGGAATGTAATTATATTTATAAGATGAAAATGGCATACTCAGGTAAATTTAAACCAAAGAATCCTCATAAATACAAGGGAAATCCAACAAATATAATTTACAGAAGCCTTTGGGAAATGCGCTTCATGCGATTTTGCGATATGGATTCTAGAATTATCAAATGGTCTTCTGAAGAAGTTGTTATACCATATAGATCACCAATTGACAGAAGAATTCATAGATACTTTGTAGATTTTCTCGTTCAGATGAAAAAAGCTGATGGTAGTATAAATACTATGCTAATAGAGATTAAACCTGCGTCTCAGACAAGAGAACCACAAAAGCAAAGCAAAGTGACTAAAAGATATATAAACGAAGTATTCACATGGGGAGTGAATCAAGCTAAGTGGGCAGCCGCTGAAGAATATTGTAAAGATCGCAACTGGGAATTTAAAATTTTCACTGAGAAAGAACTAGGTATCAAATACTAATGGCTATATTTGCAGATAAATTAGACCCTGGTAGAACTCAGGAAAAAAGAACGCCAGATGAAATTCGTAAATGGATGCAAGGCAAGATAAATGAATTTAGTAGAATGAATGTGAATAACATTCTTCGAAGCAATCCAGATTATCTTAAAAACACAGTATTGCCAGGGTATATGTATCTATATGGTTATGTTCCAAAGTATAAAGATACTCTTCCTTACTATGATAGATTTCCTTTAGTATTTCCATGGAAGAAAGTTGAAGGTGGATTCATTGGATTAAACATGCATTATCTTCCACCATTGGGCAGAGCAAGATTGATGGATGCTCTGTATGATACTGTTAGCAATCAAAAGTATGATGAAACAACTAGACTAAGAATTAATTATAGCATTCTTTCAAGCGCCTCTAAGTTTAGATTATTTGAGCCATGTGTGCATAGATATCTTAGTAATAAGATGGTAACAAGAGCATTACAAATTCCAGCTAATGAATGGGATTATGCTCTATTCTTACCACTAGAAAGATTCTTTACTAAAGATAGAAGAATAAATAAGAACATAATCTATAAAGGTCGAGGATTTTAATGGCTTTTAATATATCAGAAATTTCATCTGTGATAAATGGCAAGGGTGGTTTAATGAAACCATCTAAGTTCTATGTTACGATTACAAGACCATTATCACTAGGAAGTGGTGACGATGAAAGAACATTGCCATTCTTATGTGAAGCTACTCAGCTTCCAGGTGTTGCTCTAACATTAGAATCAACTAGACCACTAACATATGATGCAGAGCAGAAAAGACCAAATGGTATAAATTTTACTGATATAAGTCTGACATTCTATGCAGACAATTCAGGTACTATTTTTAATTATTTTCATAGATGGATTCATTATATTTCTAACTTCTCACAGAAGCAATCAAATCAATATTTGATGGAATATCCTGATAAATATAGAGGCACATTAAATCTATATGTATTAGATGAAGCACAAAATCAAGTATTAACATATACGATGTATGAAGCATTCCCATATCAGGTAGACCCAATTCCTGTATCATGGGGGGACTCAGATCAGATAGTAAGATTCAATGCAACATTTACATTTAGTTATTGGAACTCTTCTTCACTAACAAATGTGAGTGAAGCACATCAATTTAACATTGAGACTAATACTACAAGTAGCAATCAAACAGTAAATCTATATCCTGCGTATTCATACAACTATTCTAATCCTGTATTGAATCCATTTTATATTGCTAGTAATCCTATTCTTCAAACAGCATCAGCAGTTGGAAATATTGTTAACGTGTTTTCTAGATTATTCTAATAATGAGGTTTCGTTATGACATTACCTAAGATTAAACATCCAACATATAAGTTATCTGTTCCTTCGACAAAAAAGAGTATAACATATCGTCCATTTACTGTCAAGGAAGAAAAGATACTTTTAGTAGCTCAAGCATCTACAGAAGATGATAGTATCATTTCTGCTATCAAGCAGATCATTTCAAATTGCGTATATGATGAAATTGATGTAGAAAATCTTCCTTTATTTGATGTTGAATATATCTTCATTAATATCAGAGCAAAGTCAGTTAGTGATGTTGTTGAAGCTATTCATACAGATGAAGAAGAAGGAATCGTTGAATACGAAATTAATTTAAATGAAATTCAAGTAAAGAAAGACTCATCTCATAAGACAAAGTTTATTATCTTTGATAAGATTGGTGTTGTTATGAGATATCCAACTATGGATGAGTTATTTCAACTTCAGATAACTGATGAAAATGATGTATCAGAAGATGCCACAGAAAAAGCATTCAAATTAATTTTGAAGTGCATCAAAATGGTGTATGACAATGAAAAAGTATTTGAAGAATTTGAGTATGAAGAACTTGAAGAGTTCATTCTTTCTATGCCACCAGAAGCTATAG